AGTTCATTTAGACGAAGTTCTATATCTTGATTAAAGTCAGTTCCAGTTGTTGCATTTATAGCCAGTAAGTTAGCAGTTTCATTGGTAATAAATTTTAAATGAGACTTTGCATTTGTTTCAGTTTCTTTTTGTACAAAAGTTCTTAGATTTGCTTTTGCTGTACTAACTTTGTTAATAAAAGATGTTTGTAAACTAGGCTCTATAGCATTATAGACTTCTGGATCAAGATTTTGTTTTAGGTTTAGCATATAAGCATCACCAGCTTCTATTATGGCATCAGGATCACGAACATTGTCATTAAATAGATTTGTAGCAAACTCTTCAGTATCTACTTTAAGTGCAGTAGAATATGTATTGATTGCAGTTCTTTTGAATAGTTCTTTAGCTCTGTTTGCATCTTCTGTGTAGATAAGACCTGAATCCCAATCAAGATTGTTTAATGGTTTTAATTTACCATCTCCGTCTCTGGTTACTGCCTGTCTTCCAGCAAGTTCTGCATCTAACATAGCATTTGAAAACTCTGTGTTTCTTCTAGCTTTAGCAACATTACCAACTGCATTACCTATTTGAGAAAATGTTCTAGCCATTTCTCTTAATCCTGTAGCCTGTACAATATTGGTATTAGATATTCCCTGAGTCTGCTGTCTGGTAGGTTTAAAAACCATTATGTAATAACCTTTCTTTTCTTGGTACTTTCTCTAAAAGAACCATAAGTGCTACCAGCTTCTGCAACTCCACCTAAGAAAGCAGCTTTACCAGCAGTTCTTGATTGTCTAGCACCAAGACCAAAGTTTCTCTTTTTAGTCATACCCATAAGTCTTATAGATTGTATATCAGCATCAGCAAAATTCTTTTCATTCTGTCTTAATGCGCTAGAGGTCCCACCTGAACCTATCTTTAATCCTCTTGAAGATTCACTTGCATTGAGTGCAGACATGATTTGTAAAAGTTGACCTCTCCTGGCATTTTCTCTTTGACTAGCTTCAAGAGTTGCAAGCTTTGCTTGGTTTTCCATTTGCTTAGCTTCATCTTCATATGCTCTCTTAGCTAAAGCAGCTCCTGTTAATGCAGTAGCTACTTGAATGAACATTGCTGCCTGACCCATTAAACTTCAACCTCCAGTAAAATACCATTTAATCCTAATGGCAGTGGTTCATCAGAACTTATAGTAACCTTGCCATCATCGCTCCATCCTAAGAAATAGATTTCTTTTCTTGTTGTCAATGCACTTGGTTGCAAAGAAAAATCGTCTGTGACCGATCTTATCAAAACATTTGTTCCTTTGGCTTTTACACTTAATGTTTCATGTAAGTCCAACACTGCTCTAACTATACGTCTTTTTTGACCTACAGAAATACCATCTTGAAGCTGAAACTCTGGTGGCAATGTTTCTATTGTAGGAGTGTAATTCAATCCAATCTCAACAGAAGTGACTGGTTCTGATAAAGTTATTTGACCACTTCCGTTTGTCGTATATTGTCCGAGGGAATAGTTTCCAGATTTGACATGGACTTGAGTGTTCGGAAGATGTGATACCGACCAGGTAGTGGTTGATGATCCTGTTTGCTGACTTGCCATGTCGAGATGATAAGTATTATCAAGAAGCTCCAAAGACGTAACTGTTGAACTGTTAATAGTTCTTTCAACAATGCAATAAACTTTTCTATTACAATTTGTAACGTTTTTAAAATTACCATTTGTTTCGTATCTGGTCCAACCCTGAAGCTTTTCTTTTCTTATAGACATAAATACTGGCATATGACCATCTGAGTTTACTGCATAAAGATAACCTTCTACTTGATCTGATGATTCTCTTTGAGCAACCATATCTACAGGTGTTCCTAATATATGAGGTGAAAGTATTGTTAAAGCATCTGAGTTGTATGATTGCGATAAGTCCGAGTAGATAAATTCTCTGATTGCTCCTTTTGATTTTGTGAGGAAGACGACTGCTCCGTCAAAATCTGTCGGTTGGACTGATCCACTGCCAAACGACGTCTGCTTTTTGATAGAGATTGTTGAAGGAGTGAGAGGTTTGTTTTCTGATGTAGGTACATAAAGTTCTTGCTCCGATGTAAAAACTGTTAAGTGTTTTAATGACTCTAATGCTTTTATTTCAGATACTTGGTTTTCAGCTATCTGCACTTGTATTGATTCATCGTCTAATCCTGTTCCAACATCAAAGTTTGTGAAAACAGCAGACTTAGACATAAAAATAAAATTAGGTAGATCACGACTACCACCGAATATTAGTCTTTGATCGTGGAATGTAACTGTTCTTGCATAACCTCTTACAGAGGAAAATACTTGTTCTTGCCAATCAGATATTGCATTTGTATTTGCTATTGCACCTGATAGTGTAGCTGTAACAACAGTTGCACTTGTATATCCAGTTATTTCTGCATGGCGAACTGTACCAGCACTGTCAACAAGTCTTAAATAAGTTCCATTATGACCTGATACAAAAGCATTAGCACTTGCAGTTAGAGTCACTCCTGATCCTGATGTTGCACTAGGAGTAATTGTTATCGATGAAGCTGCAAACTTATGATAAGGCTGAAAGCTTAATCCTGAACTTTCATCAAAAGTAAAGTTTGATAATGTAAAAGTATTTGATCCTGTTCTAAATAATTTCTGCATAGCAAGGTCTGGATGACAAATAAACATTGTGTCTCCAGCTTGTGCTACTGTGAGTGAACCGACTTGAGATGTCCAAGGTACAGATGATGTGATTGAGGTTGCAACCGATGTGGGTGATGACGCATTAACAATATCAATCCTATTACTGCTAAACAAAATAATATAAGCTTCATCTTCGTCATAAACGAAAGGTTCAAGCTGATAAGCAATGTTTGAAAGAGTTTGAAGATACCTAAGTCCAGGTCTTCTTGTTACTCCACCCTGAGCTTTGATTCTAACATTTCGAAGTTGGTTTGCACCATTACGATATGCTTCTGAGTCAATCCTCGAACTGAGTAAGGGTGAAAGCTCCCCAGCTGAGAAGTTTGTATAAAATTGTCTTAGTAGTGCCATAAGCCATCAAGTTGTTGTAGTACCTTCTATAATGTTAACTATACCAGCACCTAATCTCGCTCTATGAAATCTGCTTAGTCTTACAGATTGTGTTGTTACCTGTTGTGCATCTCTTGCTTTAGCTCTTCTAAACTGCTGTTCAGCAAGTCTTGTATAAGAGTCAGCAACATCTCCTTTTCGTGTAACTGATAAAGCCAATACAGAGGTAAGGCGATAGATTAACCAAAGAGTAAACGTAGGTGGAAAGAATCTTGTTTCAGGTCTAAATACATAGTTTAAAACAACAACATCATCTACTTCTGCATTAATGAATATTTTATTTTCATATATGTCATATCTTTGTGGCTGATCGTCTATAGTAACTGTTTGGACTTGCATTACTGGAGGATTGGTAGGGAGAGAGTAAGCTGCATCCCATCTATCTACTGGAGCATCAGTAAGTCTGCTCAAAGTCTTTTGACCAAGTGCGAAGTTCCAATTATTTTGTCCAAGACAATCCTGTACAATATCTTCATAGATAGTATTCATAACCAGAGCTTCATCTGTCTGGTCTGTAAATGCAGTTAAAGGCTCTAGCCCTACGAGGACCATAGCCTTTTGTGCTACTTCAATATCGGTACTAGGAGTGGTTGGAGCCATTAGTAGCTAGAACCACCAGTTTTAGTTTTACCCATAGTTTTTTTCTTTTTATTAAGCCTTTCTTGATTGGCTTTAGCTTGCTTCATTCCTTCTTTTGTATAAGGAAACTTTTTTCCGTCAGATGTTTTTGGCATTATTTTACTCCTAACTTTGCTTTTTTAATCATTACTTGTCTCCCATTTTAAGTACTCTAGGTAGGTTAAGTTCTATATATCTTTGCACATATCTCACATGAGATTTCCAAGATCTATTCATTTCTCGAGAAGTAGGTTTTCCCATCATTTTACGATATGCATGAAGCTCTACTAATCTTTCACCTCTTGATTTTTTACTCATTTTTTAAATCCTAATTTTGCTTTGCTACCTAAAGTTACACGGCTACCAAGCTGAACCCTATTTCGCTCCATTTTAGGTTCAGTTTTGGTGCTAGCACCACCCTTGGGAGTTGAAGAGGGTGGTACTAACTTCTTTTTTTTAACTGCCATTAGTCAGTGTCTGATCCTGATAAGGACACAAGATCAGCTGTATCTACAGTTCCACTTGAATTAGCATTGACACAGAATATTCCGTACTCTGGTGTGCCTCCAGTTGATGTATTAGCAAATATTATATCGCCAATATTCATCTCATTTGAAGCATCATTAAAGTAACCAGCTGAGTCGATTGTTGCCTTTGCATCTGTCGTAGTGTAGTGCCAGATGTGGAAACCATTTCCTGAGTAAGAAACTAAGGATAAATTTGCTTTTACGAACGCCATATTATACCTCCTATTTCTTTAGCTCTAGTTCAAAGACACCTTCAGCATCAATAAGAACTGTATTCTGTTGCATCTTGTTCAAGATGAAATAACTATCCTTATCGTTGTGATACTGCATATTTGAACTAATATCAGCACCAATGGCATGACCGATTGCATCTGAGTGATACGCAAAACATTCTCTATGAGTTGTACCAGATGCACCAGAACCATTAGTTTCAGTTAAACCTCCATGTGGAAACCACATGAAACCTAGCCATCTTTTGGCTGTCATTCCTGATGGGAATGGTAAATCATTTTCGCCAACATATTCTGCTCTTGAAAATTGATCTATTGCCATTAGTTGTGACCACTGTTCCCAACCTATGACACAAAAACGTTTGCCATCATCTGGAACTTCATTGTTACCAAATTTTTCCATAAGCTCTAAAGCCCAGGCTAATGTGATTCCATTTGAAGTTTCATCATGTGCTGATGTTGTTGTTGTCATTTGAGCGATGATAAGATCATCAGTCTTACGACCAAGTGCATAAGCACCTGATTGTTGAGCGATGAGCATTTCATCGTGGTTGATACGAAGTTGGTCAAGATCATCAACCCATTCACCAGCAAAATGATCCTCTAATGTTACTGAAACATTAGTATGGGAAAGATTCATTGGTGCAACGGCTCCATGTCTTGACTTAGTAGTAGCAAAACCTTTTCCGATTTTTTGGAACGTAGTTTTATTCTTAACTCCAGATCGATTACGAACTGTGTTCCTGAGTTTTGAGCCCATACGTTGGTATGCCATGTGGACACCAGACTCAAACTCCTCGATAAAGGAAGTGCTAATGGTAGATTGAGCCATAAAGCTTCTCCTTATTAAAAGTTAAAAGTTACAATTTACTGTCCAGTTGTTCCTTCTGCTTCCAACGTTGTAGTTATCCTATGTCGACTTCAGGGCTACTATGTCAGCTTCAGGGCTTTCTAGTATTTTAAAAATTACACAAAAAAAGACAAATGTTAATTCACATTGCTTTCTTTTCTTTTTGCATAATCTTCAAAAGCCATTTTTACCTTATTGATGAAAGCAGGATCTTTTTCTTTCCAGTATTTAGGATCGTTTTGCATAGACCTAATTTCATCAAGGTTAAGACGTTCTTGGAACTCTGTATTAGATGTCATATTAAATTTTGGTTGACCATTAAGTTCCATAATTTCTTCAAATAATTGAACCATTCCAGCATCTGCTCTTAAATTAGCAAACTTTTCGTAAGCATTTTCTGTAAAGTTATTACTAGCCCAAGCATCAACTCTTTCAAGTCTTTTCTCTGCGTGTTCACCTAACATCTCTGCTTCTTCATTCCAATCTGGTCCTTTGGTATTTTCCATAGCAACATACTCATTGACAAGATTATCAAACTCATTTTGATTTAATCCGTACTCATGAGCTTTGCCTTGAAACCAGTTAAGAAGTGGATCAGATTCATCTACTTCCCATTCCATGCCTTCAGGAACTTCAACATTTATTTCATAGTCGCCTGGACTTGTTGGAGTATCTTTTTTGGCTTCTGTTTGCATTTCGTTGATGATTTGATTTCTAAACTCTTCTTTTCTAGTATGAAGAGATTTTTCAAGTTCACCATACGAAACTGCTAGTTGTTCTGGCGTCTCAAACTTTTGAGGTAGCCAATCAGGTCTTGAATCAGCTTGCTGATCGTTAACCTCTGACGTATCTCCACTTTCTGTGGTTTGGTCTTGTACTTCGGGGGTCTTCCCCTCTTCTTCGGTTGATTGTTCATCTGACATACTTTCTCCTAATTAACAATCCCACTTCCTAAGTGCTTTATTAATCCTGCTATTAGGATCATTTGCTGTTTTAGCACTTGTAAGTTTCTTTTTCATTCCCATCATCCTTTTACAAAAGGACTTTCTCCTTTTAGCTTTTTCTGGACTTTTCTTGGCTTCTTTAGCTGAAACTGGAGGTTTTAAGTTGCTTCCAGGGTTTGCTCTTTCATAAGATTTTCGCCCTTTCTCATTTAATCCACCTTCAGGATTTTTTCCAGCTTTTTTTTGCCAAGTATCAGCCATCGCTTATTTTCCTTCCTAACTCGCATCTGGCTTTTATTAAGGCTACTGTCCATCGCTGACCTTCAAAATGAGAAAGCTGTTCTGATGGTGTAGCAGCAGAATGTATATTCTGTATTGTTAGATTTTCTAAATACTGAAGAAAAGCTTTACCAACACCAGAGCCAAATAAAGCATAGGCTTTTGAGTTAAGATCATTTTCTACTTCTTTTGTATAGGCTCTGCCGTCTACTGATAAATCAATTTTTTCTTTTGTCATTGTCCACCCATTCCTTGTTGTTGCATTAGTTGCATTGCTTGTTGGATGTTTGCTTCGACTTGTTGTTTATCTGCAAGCAGTTCTTCTGGAATACCAAACTTATCTGCTAAAAACTTTATAACAGCTTCTTGGTCATATAATGCAGGAGTTATCTCTGGACCAAAAGTTCCTGCTACAGTTTGTTGAAATCTTACAAAATCGGAAACATCCTGTTGATCCTGAGCCCTTAACAAAGGTGACACAGGAACAATTCTTAATTCACGACCATCTACTTTAGGTATATCAATTAAACCTTGTTCTGTATAGATAGCTATGACTCTTTGAACCAAGGGTTGTAAAAACTCTTTCTGCATACGACCTGCTACAGCTCCCATATCCCTAGCTACATCAGCTAGCCTTTCAGATACTTCAGTTGCTGATAGAGGTGTTTTTGCATTAGCCCTTGTATCAAGTTCATCAATGAATAGAGCCTTTCGGACGTTCCTTCTCATATCTTCGATGACTAATTGTGCTACATCAAATCGTGATGGCGACTGCAATGAATCTATTGATGATCCTGGACTCCGAGGTATAAAAGTTCCAGGCTGTATTGTTATATTATCTGGATTGAACACTCCGTCATCATCGTACACATACGATCCTGCAATCGCCATTTCTGCATTTTCCAGTATTAACTGGACTGTTAGGTTTAAAGTTTTAATTGCTGGCATAGCCTGTAGCAATGGACCTCTTCCCCAAACTTCAAAACCAGATTTACTCCATCTGGTAGTTATCCAAGGTACTGAACCTTGTCCTTTAAAATTTGTTTGATATAAGATAGCTTTATCTGTTTCTGATATTAAATAGTATGTATATTCGTCTTTAAATCGGTCTGTGCTATCATAAACAGTAGCTTCTACTATCTTAGTCTTCCTTCTTGGGTCCCTCTTCTGCATGGCTGTCATATCGCTATTAAACTTAGCATAGGGATAACGATGTTTTACGTCTGTAATGTCACATTCGTCATTCCATCTAAACCAATCGGTTACAGTATCCATATGACCTGGCAATATAGCTACATTTGTCGGTGGAACTGATGTAAAATGTAAATCACCTATGAATCTCCCACTTTCAACCAGTAAATTCATAGTTCCAAGACCTAAATCCTGTAATCCTTCATGTAATTCTGCATTAAAGTTAGAATTTCTTAATCCTTCATGCAAAAGATCAGTAATTCTGTCTAATTCTTCCATTAATGACCTACTTTGAAACTCTTTTGGCAGTTCAGGACCTGGTGCAAGCTTAAAAGCTCTACCATTTGGTG